GACTAAAGTAAGAGCTTTACCAATCTTTTGGTTTTTTTCGAAATCTTCAGCGGAGATATTACTGTCGGGGTAGTTCTCCAACATATTCATTGTGTCTTCTGACATTATGTTGTCACCACCGCCCTGATTCCCGCTGTGGTAAGAACTTGCTAAATCATCACTTACTCTATTAAAGCTCCCATCTGTCCCTACAACGTAGTTAGACCCAGCGGTCATATCAGCGTCGAGGTTACGCCCACCTGTCGTATTACCCCCACTATTATCATTAGATGACCCGCCACCAGAAAAGGCACTGGAAATAGCATTACTAACGCCACCCAATGCCCCACCATATGTGTCGCCTGAAGTCCCTGCGCCACCGCCATCAAACATGTCGCCTACAGAATCGTAGCCTGTAATATCTTTAAACAACCCCATTATTTATCCCTCTCGGCTTCACAGCGGCGAATACGATCTCGCAGGTAGATGTAATTTTTAACAGCCTCTGGAATTGCAGAATCAGACTGTGGTAGACGCTCTAATTCATCTGCCAATCTGTTGTTAAATTCTTCGGAGTACTGCTTCATAGAAGGGCAATAAATCTCAAGCTGAGTTTTATAAACCGTTCTGGCGCAACCTGTCAGTGATAGACTTAGTGTCAGTAAGAGTATTAGTCTCATCGTCTGCCATTTTCTTATAAAAGTCTTTGATTTCGTTAGAAGTCTCTAACTCATCTTTCAGCGCCTGTTTTTCATACGCTGCTTTACCTTTCAGCCGCGCAAAGACGTATATCACGGGGATTGCGACTGCTAACGCGGCTATGATTAAGTCTTTAACCCGACCAAAGATGTTAAACATCCACACCGTCCTTTTGGTCTTTCATACGGGCGTAGATTGCTAGACCCACCCCAGCTAAAGCAAGCAGTAAGAACAGGGTCTTCATGCTTTCCGCATATGGAATTAGCGCCTGTACCTGTGGGGTGATTTCGCTGAGTACAGTCGCTGCACCAGCAACACCCGCTCCCGCCATAGTCTTACTTTTTGAAAGCGGTTTCTTGTCTTGGACGGTAACCTTTTGAACCATGGTATCCCCGCCATCATCTGACGGAAGTTGTGCATCCATAGTAAACACAGCGGCTTCGGCGGCACGTCTACGAGTAAGTCCTTTTAGCGGTGTAAGTTTTCCATCAACCCGCGCTTTATTCCAGCGCATCAACTGTGCAGGTACGGCGGCATAATTTCCCGCATTCAATTTTCGCAAAAGTGTTGAGGACTTTAGGTTGCCTATGCCGACGTTGAACGTAAAGGACACAATTGCATCAAACTGTGATTGAGTTAGCGGGACATCCACAACCCGCCTTACTTGCGCACCGAACTCATTAAGTTCTTCAAGTAAGCGGTCTTCACACCCTTTTACGGTCATTTTGGTCCCAGAGCGAACACCTTTTGTCGCTCCATATCCTATCGTCCAAACTCCAGCAGGGCAGCGATACGAGCTAACCGTCCCATCTGGTTGGACTTTATGTAAGCCTTCAAACTTCTTAACGAGTTCGATGCCTTGTTGTGAAACTGTAGAGGGATGCATATTTTCTCCTACGCTGCCTGTGACATAATTCCTGTGATGTCTCCCCCCATGCCCTTCGTATCGAAGACATTTGTACCTAATAGTTCGCCGCGTGGGCTGTAGTTTGATTCAATCAACAAACCATTTTGATCAAGGTTTCTGCCCACCAGCGTACCGTCAGCGCGAACTTCAGACCGTTTTAGATTTCCTTGCGCATCAAAGGCGGCAAGTATCGCTTGGGCGTTATCGTCTGTGGTAGAAACTTGGTCAGCAAGTACGTTGTTTTGGGCATTAATATTATTAAAGCCTTGCTCTAAGGTGTTTTGTGTATTGCTGCCTTGGTCCTGTAGCCCCGCAAAGCCCTCACTCATTAGCCCCTGTGTTTCGCCTGTGGCAGAACTTTGGTCGGCGAACCCTTGCTGCAAAGTATCTTGAGCAGTTTGTGTTTGCCCTGCCAGTGCAGCAAGCTGGTCCTGTGTAAGTCTATTAGTCTGACTTTGATCAGAGAAGCCTTGTTCCAGAACATCTTGCACGTTTTGGCCTTGTGCCTCTTGCGCGGCAGCTTGTGCGACGGCTGCTCCTTGCTGTGCAGCTTGGGCGTTGGCAATAGCTGTTTGGTTCGCCACCGCCTGATCAAGTATGTTGCCCTGACCTGTCTGAAGGTCTGCCCGTGCTTGGTCGGCCCTTGTAGTATCCGTACCGTACCGATCAATAAACTCACCAAAATTGGTTTGGAAGTTTCCTTGGTTGTCAGTCATTACCCCTTGATTTTCGAGAAGCTGCCCTGCGTATGTATCTAAGTTACCTGTGACTGTTCCAACGTCAGTAGAGAGGTCACTCATACGATCACCTAGACCACCTTGACCTTCAATCACATTTGTCTGGAGTTCACCTATTCGGGCGTCTGCATTAGTATCGACTGCATCAAACGCCGCGTCTAGTGTGGATGTCCTGTTATCAAAGTTTGTTTGCTGGTTGCTGAAACCTGTATCTACCGCACCTTGGACGTTTCCTACGGACGTGTCTAGCGCATCAAATCGTCCTGTTTGATCAGCAAAGCCCTGCGTAATGTCACCCCGCGCATCAGTAATACCCTGCGCTATACCGCCCTGATTATCAAGCATAGTACCTTGATTGGCTAACATCGTGTCTTGGTTGCCAGTAAGAGCGGTTTGCCCCCCTTTGAGTGTTCCAAGATCACCAAGAACATCGCCGAATTGACCAGTTACATTGGTCCCAAGTGTATTTATCGCGCCATACAGCCCTGTGCCGCCATCCTCGTTTTGTGCGCCGACATTAGCAAGCAGCCCTTCGATCCCCGTATTAGCAGCGGTGATCCCCGTATTGGCAGTATCAATTCCCCCCTGCGCCGTTCCAAGAGCGGTTATAGCAGTGTCGATTTTGGCTTTATTATCACCAATCGCTGTGTCCAAAGCAGCCAAGTCAACGCCACCTTGCTCAAGAGAAGCCATGAGGGCATCGAACTGCTGATCACCAAGTCCCGTTTGGTTTGTAATGTAAGTTTTTTTAGTACCGCCGCACATTCGTCAGTTCCTTTTTTGTTAGATAACCGATTGTTGTGTAACCTTTTCGATTAAGAAAACTTTGGTAAGCTTTCGTATCAGTACCGCTTGAAGTAGCTACACAGACTTCGGCTGCACCCTGATCAACTGCCCATTTCTCAAATTGAGTTATCAATCTAGTCAGGGCAATAACTGCGTATTTTCGTTTATTGGGAAGGATATAAAGGGCAAGGTCGTTTGCAATTCGGTCTGTACCAAACCAATGTTCATCAACACAGCCCATCATAAATCCTATGATGTTGTTCCCTTCTTCAACAACCCAACAAAACGCATCTCCTGAGATACTGTGTGTTAATACGCCCAGTAGTTTTTTTTGGGACAAATCATAGTTTTTATACAAACTAGATTGGTGGAATTTTACACAGAGTTTAAGGATATCGGGGGCATCAGAAAGTTCAGCTTCTCGAACTTTTATTTTCTTCATTACCCTTTATTTATACCATAATTAAGGGTGTAATGCAACCCCTTATAGATTGTGATCTACTCTCTGTTCTAAGTCATGTAACCTAGCAGTCACTTCTTGAAGTGCCGCCCATAAAAAGGGAACAATCGTGGTATAATTAACAGTCTGGTAGACAGGATTACCTTTTTCATCCACCTGATCTTTTTCACCATTAACTGCCCAAGGGCATATCTTTTGTAGCTCATGCGCAATAAACATTGGGCGGGAGACATTCTCATTATGCATCGTTGCCATGACGGGCGTGGCAATCATGATTTCGTCTATCGCTTGATGCAAAGAGCCATCAACAGTTTTTGCCCGATAGTCAGACGTTTCGTTCAAAGTCGTACAAGTTAACGTACCGCCCACAGAAGCATTCCCCGCAACCGAAAGGTCTTGAGCAAGAAATAGATCAGCAAAGCGTTTGTTAGTTGTACCTAGTGAAATACCTGTTGAGCTTGTGGCGTCTGTATCGGGGATAATAGCTGTGTCTACCGCGCTGACATGAGCTTGAGAACGCCACACCGCTGCACCGTCTGTGTTACCTACACAAATCCAGACACGCCCTGTCGAGGTATTTATCCACATGGACCCAACAGCGTAGTTCTCATCAACGTCATTATTTACCGTGGGGTCTGTAGTAGCGGTCACATTATTAATGCCCCCAACACCCCCATTCGCAGCGGGGAGATACCCACTTACAGATGTTCCCAGCGGTATTTTAGGACCATCTCCATCGGTTCCTGTCCCTGTGTGCGTATGCCCCGTAGTAATATTAAAAGCATCTCTAAGCTTATCAAATTCATTATTTAAAGGTGCCGCTGTAATATCCAGAGAGTTCTGGATGCTGCCCGAAGATTGTCTGGTATAACCTGTCATCGTCTACCCGCCTGTCCGTATTCGAAAACTATTCCATGAAGTGAATGTGGTGCGTCTGCCCCCACAGAAACGTAAGTTGCTCTTGCGGCGTAACCTGACCCCTGTATGTCTGTTACAAGTACAGGCTTCGAGGAGCCGCCGTATTTGATGTCAGTCCCGCCATATGTGATTTGTCGTCCACCAAATACCACTGGAGCGCCAGCGCTGCTTTGTTGATATTCAGCGGGGGTCAATGTGTTGGGATCACCCCAATCATACTGAACTGCGAGGTTCATTGTGAACGGGCCTTCCGCTCTCACAAAGGTATTAATCTTATGTATTATTTTACGGGTCTCTGTTTCCCCAAAATCTAAGTATGGGGTGGAATATATGCTGACGATGTTATCACCACCAAGGGTGTTACCCTTCTCCTGTTGATACACCCGACCATCAAAAGACCCATGCAGAACGTACTCTGTCTTTCCGATAAATTCAGAAGTAGCCACGTTCATTTTAAATCCAGTTAAATCACTGAACTCAAACTCACGCCCGTCACCCTCGGGGGCAATTCCCGCCAAGACCCCTGCACCTGTTCCAGTATTGTCCCCGAAGAACATTCTATATTGGTTTTTTTGTCGAACAACTACAGAACTAATGGTGTCTAAGTCTTCATTATTAATTATCTCAAGTATTCGGCCTTGGATAGAAGACGAAATAGAACTGAGTTCTGTATCGCCAATTCGGGACGTTGCGGATACCTGTCGTAGTCCCCCTGCGCTTAAATATATTAACTGTCCCCCTAGGTCTTGAATACTGTCGGGGGCAATGCATCCTACGTTTGACGTAATACTTTCTATCTTAAATACATTGGTAGCAGAAGTGTCTGGATTAATCTCAACCTTTTTAATTGAATTTTCCCCAAATATAAACGTGGCGTCGCGGAACGGTTTAAAATTAACAACATTAAAGCCCATGTCATATTGGTCAGAGTTAGAGGCTGCTGTGAATGTCAGTAGGGTATCTAGGGAAAGTATTGTATCGGACTGTGCAATCTTTGCAGGTTTTGTAGGATCACCACCTAAAAACAGATATGCATCAAAAAATTCTACAAGAGAAGGGGCGTCTAGGGCATTGGGGCCACCCGGGCTGCTAGTACCGCCCGTGTTTCCAGAGCCAATCTCATACCAATTTGCACCATCAAAAACGATTGCTTTATTAACACCATCGACAAATACAATAATACTTTTATTTGATGTGCCATCAGTTACATTTATCTGGGCATGTCTAATCTTTGTAACCGCACCACTATTATTAGACATGTTTCTTTGCGGGTGAGTGTTACTGGTGTTAACAGTGTTCCATTTTCTCCAACCCACAGAAGGGGTATGATACATGAATGAGTATGTTGAAGCACCTACATCTTTCCTCGCAGCAATGACATAGGGGTTTCCTAACGCTTCATTTTTATAAACTGCTAATCCTAGTATTGCCCCTTCAGAAGTTTCGTTTCCAACACTTCCTTCTTCCACAGTAGTGAAGTTGGTGTCGTAATCGGTAAAGCCCTCAATACGGCGGTAACCACCAAAAAGACTTGGCTCATAATTCAACAATCTAGTCGCCGCACCAGACTTATTTTCCGCAAGATCAAGGTGATGCTCGTTAGAGTTAAGTCCCCCAGAGCAAATTAGTTTATAACTCTGGATTCTATCAGCCATGGGTTGTCACTTTTACGAAGCCAGAGCGGCTCATATTCCCGCCAAAATTCACGCGAGTGTCTCTGATGTTATCATACTGATTGATGTACTGTGCTTTTAGATCAACGATACCATTTTGGAAGTTTGCCATAGCAAGCTGCGCGGCTTCTGGGTTATCTTTAAATAAATAAAGATGTGCCATGGCCCCCTCAGTAATGATGTAATCCAAAACATTCGGGTAAATTACATTTCCTGTTGGTGTATCTGCTACATCGACTAGCTCAGTTGGATGTAAGAAATATCTAAAGCTTAGACGGTACGTCTTGTCAGGAGCGGGACTTACACCAAAGCCCGTACCGTGAGAGCGATAAACGTAGATAGGCTTGTCCAGACCTGCTGATGTATTGTCATCATCTTCGTTTCTAAAGTTTGCATAATATACGTCACGATCTAGGTATTTAAGCGAGTATGTTTCCTCAACACCTGTCCCCGCATCTTTAGTAATTTGAAAACTGTTCCACTCAATGGTTTTCATATTTAGGGGGTTAGAGTACTCAACCTGTCCTACTACCAATGTAGTATTTTCTTGAGCGGCGTTAAAAGGCCATGTGAACTGTTGTCTATTTAAATCGAAAACTGCGCTGTTGATTGCATCTTTTGCGGCGGCTTGAATGCCCCGCGCACCAGCAAAGTCAGCAGAGGTTAACTCTACTTCATTCAGACGCCGCAAAATGCGGTTAGTTAAGCTAAGAAAGTCAGCCATTTTAAGCCTTTAAGCTACGCGTTTATATGGGGATGCCGCTGTTGAAGTAGACGTACTCTTATACGGTCTATCTGGTTGCACGGCGGTAGTTACCTTGAACGGAGAGTTGTGAATTTCAGTAAACGTAAACACACTTCCACTTATTGATGCGCGTGGGACGCCTATGCTGCCCGTTATTGCTGAGTCATAAACAATGTTAGGCGCAACGCCTGTTAGTGAAACGACATTACCCGCTACTGCATTTGTCCTAACACGCTTGGCGCTTATAGACCCTGTAGAGGCTATGTCACCTGTGGCGTCACCAATTTTAATTCTCTGATGATCTACAGTATTAGTTGTAGTGATGCTGCCCGAAGCAGTCGCATCGATTACAACCGCTGTGAAGCCTATAGCAGACGTGGTTGTTGAGACATCGCCTGTGGCGTTGGCAGCGGTATTGATATTCCCAGTGAGGCTAGTTGATGCCGCTACGTCTGTGGATGCTTCTCCCAGACGGACCCGTCTCGCATCAACACTAGAAGAAGCCCCAATGCTGCCTGAAGCAGCCGCTTCTACAATCTTCTCACCTACAACACTGGTGGTCGTTGAGACTGAAGCAACGGCACTAGCAGGGGTATTGATATTACCAGAGAGGCTACCAGTGGTCTCAATAGTAGTGGATGCTTGCCCACTCTTAATTCTAGAAGCCGCTTCGGCAGTAACTTCCATCTCTTCTGTGATGGAGCCTTCAACATCCAATCTTGCCGAAACAGATGCAGTGATAGCTTCGGACTGAGTGATAGCACCTCTTGCCGCTAATCTACCAGAAACAGACGCAGTGATGGCAGCGCTCTCAGTAACAGACCCCGCTGAAATTACCTCACTGTCGGCACTGGAAGTAGATACCACTGAGGTAGAGGCGTCGGCTACAGCAATCCTTTTAGCCGCCACACTGGTGGTGGATGCACTGTTAACTGTGGCCTCGGCGGGGGTGCTTACTCCC